AACTGCACCTCTTATTGCTTTCTGGAACCCTAGGATCCCTAATGGTTTAGCCATTTTCTTAGTGTGCTCCTTTAATTAATTAGCGTTTGGGGACGACTTCTTCAAAGCTAACACCAGTACGTGTTGCAATGAATGTCAGTGTGATGAAGTTGATCGAGCGTGCTGGCTTGATATAGAAATCAGCCTTGAACTCGTTACTATCAATGACTGCACCAGTGTTATTGGTTTCGTCGCAAACTACCAAGAAATCAGTGATACCTCTTTCGGCTTGAATGCCTCTAAGATATGGTTCAACAACATTCTTGAAGTTGTTACGAGTGAATTCGTCATTAAGTTCAAAAAGAACCCCCTTCGCAGCGTTACCGATTGTCTTCTCAATCACGTTGAAGAGACGGCGAACGTTAATGCGATCAAAAGCAGATGGTGAAGCGAGAGCAGTTTTGTCTCCGAACAGGATAATACCCTGACCAGGAAGAGAAGTAACTGGGTTAATTCTATTCTGATAGAGTTTATCTCTCTCTGTTCGTGTTGGTGAGAATGCAAGTTTAACAGCATTCTTGATTGCACCACGATTCAAACCAGCAGGTGAGAACCAAGGTAAACCATTAGCAGTAGTAGCGGCACATAATCCTGCAACATCTCCGTTGGCAGGTACGTAACGATACTTGTCTGCAAATCTGTCGTAGACATACTTCCAAGTATTATCAAACACACCGAATGATGTTGCTTGAAGTGTATCGTAGAAGTCAACTACGTTTTGTGTTTGTGTTGCAGAGCTTGTTACTCCAACAACATCTCCTCTATATGGTGAGAGGAATGCGATACAATCTTTACGAGCAGAAGAGATTGTTAATGCAGCTGCTGCAATAGCCTTTGTATTAGTCTTTGCAGATGCACCACTTCCAGTATCTCCTGGACCTGCCAGTAGATAATCGATCATGATTGTTTCAGGATCAGCAAACTCTTGCATTGCTGAAATGATTTCTCCAGATGTCGCACCACCTGATTCAGCACCTTTGGCCAAGGTGTAAGATCTACCACCGATTAAGTCAAATGCGGTTGTGCTATCGTTACCAGCGTTGTTAGTACCAGCGAGGTTACCAGTAGCAGATTGGTTAGCACTTACATCGTATAGATCAGTAGCTTCATGAGATCCCCAGTATACCCAGTTTGATTTGTCTAGGAAAACTTGAGGATAGTAGTTACCAGATCCTTCAGCAGTCTTACCATTATTTGCCTTAGACAAATATGTAAACTTCTCAAGAACTGTATTTGGAACTCCGCTGATATCGCCTGTTCCGTCATATACTACAACATGAATTTCATCCTTCGATCCACCACGAGCAGATACGAAAGGAGAAGTTCCAGGACGAGGACCAATTGAACTCCAATTAAGACCAGCAAAAACTGTTTGCTCATCATACCATGAGACAGTTGCAGTGACGTTGAGGTCGGTAACACCGTTCTCAATGAGGTCAGTTGCGACCCATGTATCAGAAGTAATTAAGGATACTTTATTAGAAGCACCATCCCAAGCAAAGATGTACCCAGATTTAGCACCGTTGGGGCTAGCAGAGGCGGTCTGAACTTGGGTACCTACTGTTGTTGTTCCTAATGCACCGTCAAGGGTTAAAGTTATATCAGCACCAGCATCTATAGTTGCTACTCTTAGAGCATTCTGATCTGTACCGATATTTCTTGATGCCCACTTGAATGCATTATTACCTGCATCGAAGTAAGTTGCCTCGTATACATCTTTCGTTGGAATAGAAAGGATGTATGGTGAGGTTGTACCGTCGTCTGAAGCACTTAGTTGTCCTGAAGTAGATGCTCTTACTACATCCAATACTCCACCGTATGATAGGAAACTTGCAGCAGTCCACCAAGTCTCTGCATTTGCATCAGTGGGTTCACCGAAGGTTTCAATTAATTGAGCTTCTGTTGATATGCGTATTGGTGTCAATACTGGTCCTTTTGTGAAGGCACCAGCAATAGCTCCTACGTTTACGTCAACCGTCTCAATCGATCCAATGGTAAGATCTCTTTCTTGGATCTCTACCCCTGGCGATAGAAGCGTGCTAGCCATGCGTTTAACTCCTGATGATAAATCAATTTTTGTCTAATATTATTTAGAAAAAAGTGAACTTAGCGATAGTCCCACATAAAGTTTCTATCTCCATACTCATCCAATTTCCAATTTTCTGGATTAGAATCATTCATATCTATAGTCCATATATTCCCTTGGTCATCCACAACAGTATCATCTTCCAACCCATCATCAATAAAACCAAAGGGAGACATGTCCTGTTCTATCTGATTCTTTTGTTCTTCATATATCTTTTTACGGATATCTTGATCCGTCATCTCCTTAAAGTAATCTTGTTGCACTAACCATGCAAAGATAACTAAACACATTACAAGATCATCATTATACCCTTCGTCTGCTTCAAACGATTGCTTATTTTGTATGAAGGTAGTTAGCTCAGCAACAATGTTATAATCCTTAACAAGTAGCTTGTCATCTTCTACAAGATGCTTCAGGTTAGAGCAACCTTGTGCCTTAACAGTCTTGGACATCTTGACACCCATCTGTGTCTTATTACCTGAGAACCCTTGACCTACTACCTGACCTGCACGTCCTCTCATAGCACACATGAGTACATTCTCATACTCAATATCATAGAATAAACTAGAAGCAACTGCTTCTCCAATATCATTAACTTCTATAAGGATGTGTGCATTATTATAATTGGTACCCACGTTGTATATAACGTTGGGGAAGAGCATAGGTCTTACTTCATTACTTCTATATTTTGCTACCAATGACCATGGTGCTTTAGTTATATCAATAACTACAAAGGCAGAATAATCCTGTGATAAACCACGAGATACGTCAACACATATGATATAGTCATGATCGCTAATAGGATCTTCATAAACATCTAGTCCAGCATTCTTTACGATAGGATCGTCGTAAACCAATGTTCTCAGTTTAGCAGCCGATATTAATGTGTCAACAGATCCTAAGAACTCACACTCAAACTCTTGAGTGAACTGTCTTTCAGATGTGTTAGCAATAGTAGTCTCTTTCCATTTGGCATCTCTGCCAGGTACTTTACTCCAATGTACCTCAGTCCATGCATATCCATTCCTACCTTTCTGTGCGTCAACCCATAGTTTATAGAAATGATTCATACCATATGGAGTTGATATGATAATTACTTTCGTTTTTGTACCAGAAGTAATAGTAGGGTAAACAGAACTAAAGAATGCTTCTGCGATATGATTTGGGATAAAGGCGAACTCGTCGAGGAAAATGATATTGAACGACATGCCTCGGACAGCACTTGCAGATGTAGAAGCTGCCAATATCTTTGATCCATTTTCTAACTCCATGCTACCTTTGTTGTACACAATAATACCCTGCTGTAGCCATAAAGGTAATTGTTCATATGCTAATTGCAATCTTCCAAGCAAATCCCTAGCAGTGGATAATTTGTTTGCAAGAATACCTATATTAACATTATCATTAAACAATGCATAATGCAAAAGGTAAGACACACATGTAGTGGACTTACCAGTCTGACGAGGTAACTTTGCTATATTGAATCTATTATTATGAAACTTCTCAATCAGCTCTTCCTGAAAATCCCACATCTCAAAAGGAACTATACCTTCATCAAGAGATATGATCTTGATATAGTTCCTAGTGAAATAGATAGGATCATCCTTACACTTAAGATACTCCTCAATTTGTTCTTGAGTAAATTGTATCTCAGTACCAACCTTTTTAAGATTGGGATTGCCTAAGTAAAAATCTGATTTTTCTGTCATACTAATGTGTCGCTAACCACTCCTCAGCTTCTGATTTGGTATCAAAGATATGAAGGTGACGATTCAATTGTAGAGTATACTTATGATCAACTTGATCATACCCAATGATACCTTCGTAGTCGATCCAATCAGGATCAAGACGATCTTCTGGAACTGTTGTCATGGCTCTGGACCTCCGATTTCTTGAGCTCATATTCTAGCATAGATCTAAGCAATTTAGCTCTAGTAGAATCCCCGAATGCTTCGAGGACTTGTAGTTCAGATTGTAATTCGGTAATTCGCTTATCCATTATATAAGGTCCGTATGTTATTTTTTCTTGTTGTGTTGCGCCCACGCAAATGCGTATGCTTTGTCTTTTCCGACTTTTTTCTTCAAAGATTTAACTTGCTTCTCTCTTCCAGGAGGTGCTTCCTCTCCGAATGGTGTAGCAACAACAGGTGGTAATGACTTCTTATCTATTGAAGCCTCCCAATGTCCGTCAGAAGGATTTGGTTTTAAAGGTTTCTTGGATTGAGTTTTCTTCTTCCAATCTTTTGACTTTTTCTTTATAATGGATCCTAAAGATTCATTAGTCATGAATACAGTGCCTTCTGTTGCATCTGATTCATGATACTTGATAACCCTACTACCAGGATATACACTATCCGCTATCTTCTGTGCTTGAGGTCTCATAAGTTTTGACAACTTACTTCTAAACACAGTGATATCATATTCCCTACCACGCCATACGCATGTGAGAACATAGTATCTACCATACATTGTAGGAATGCGTGATGCCATTATGCAGATACAGCGTTGCAGTCTTTATCATGACGCTGATACGCAGCAGGAGTCCTAGTAGTGTTATTAGTATTCCTTGCCTGATATGTACCAGGTGTCCTAGTGGTATTGTCAGTATTACGAGCTTGATAATCTGCGTTCCAATTCTTGAAGGTCTTGGTAGACCATCCTTCATTACCACTGAACCAATTGACAGTTGTACTGCCTGGTTGTGGACTTACGGGATCACAGTTTTCGTCGTTTCTTTGGTATGCCATGTGACTATTTATCGTTTTCCTTAGATACCTTTTTAAGCATCTTTTGGAGGTCAGCAGTACTACCAACAAACAATGAGTTGTTAGTTACTACCCTCTTAGCACTCTCTTCTTTGACAGATTTTTTGTCCTTCTGTAGTGCCATTAGTTTGTCAGCTACATCTCCGACGTGCTTGATGAGTTGTCCAGCAACTTCATATGCTCTAGGGTGATCAGAAGACATAGCCAAATCAAGAGCACCGTTGACAGCTTCTTGTCCCTTATCCACC